TCCAAGCGCTCCAGCGGAAGTCTTGAATCGCCCAAGCCGAATCGTTACCGCTGACAAGATTGCCAAGGCTAAAGCCAAAGAAGAGCGCGAGGCTAAGAAGGCAGAACGAATCGCCAAAGAAAAAGCAAACGCTCCAACAAAGAGCGGTGAGTTCCTTTACCTCAAAGACGGAAAATACACACAGGTCATCAAGACCGAGCGCACCGCAGTTAGCGAATGGCTCAACCTTCAATGGAAGGTCAATCGAGAGATTGTCACCGAGTATTACGACGGAACACCTCACGATGAAGAATCAATCGAGAGACAACAGCGAGAGAGAATCGAAGCCAAAGAAAAGGCAGACATTATCTGCCAAGCACTTGCTGAGAAGCATGGCGTGTCATTTGACCAGCAGTTGAAAATACTGGAGAATAAGGCTAAGAAGAGGAGGGACTAAATGGAACTACCTGAGTTAGCAAAACTCATGGGTCAAGAACTTCATGATGACCTCAAGCCTTATGTCGAGGAATCCTCATTTGGTTTGATGCTCCGTCACCCATTGGTTTATCAAGTACCGCTAGGAATTAGTGGCTACGCCAATTTGTACTACGAGCAGAAACTCAAGGATGTTGGCAAAGCGATTGAATCAGGAAACTTCGAAAGTTATGTGTGGCTACATGAGCGCCCATATCGACTCGAGGCTTTTGGAAAGATTGCTGATTCTCTTGATGACAAGCAATACTGGACATTGCTAGGAAAGATTTGGGTTGATACTGAGAACGGTTGGGCGAATCTTGCTCAATGGAAAAAGTTCTTTGGCTCAACAAGAGCCGATAGAAATTATTTGATGGATTCTGAAGAACTGATGGTTTTAGACAATCTGCCTCAGACCGTCACGGTTTATCGAGGATGCCAAAAGGGACTGAATGAAAACGGAATCTCTTGGACTCTTGAAAAGGATAGGGCTGAATGGTTTGCGACACGATTTGGCAAAGAGGGCAAGGTTCTTGAAATGAGAATCAACAAGAGCAAAATTGTCGCTGTATTTACTGGACGGAATGAATCGGAGGTGGTGATTGTATGAAGTGTTTTACTTGCGGAAGTGAATTCAGAATTACCTTTGTCAAAGGTAAGCCGTATTGCTTTCAATGTGAGGTAGATGCCTCATTTGAAGCGTATGGATTAGTTCGACCAATCAGGAAAGAGAGGGCATCGTGATAGAAAACTATCTACTGAAGAAGGGAATCCGATTGACTCCCAAGGGGCGTCGATGGGCTGACAACGCCGAGGGAATCGCCTTCGCACTATTTATCCTCCTTGCTTTTGGCATTGTGGGGTCAATAGAGAGCGGAAAGTGGTTCTAGTGATACTCCCATCATGGTTACGCAGGAAAAAGCCTGTACGGGTCTCTGAAGGCTCGCTAAGGGCTATAAAAAGAGCCGAGCGTGAGAAGGCGCTCGCTTTGGAATCAGACACGCTTAGGGCTAAGTTGAATTCCCAACCATAGTTTGATATACTGGTCTTGTTCTTGAGAGGAGGACACATGACTCAAGTGGTCGAAAAGAAAAAGACTCTTGGCAAGCGTGAGTGCGCTCGCATTTACAAAGAGGCTTATGAGGCTGGCATCATCGCTGGCAAAAACGCAATTCCAACTCCAATGATTGTTGGAGAACCTACGACTCCACTTGGCAACGATATAGATTTCAAGAAGCAAACCTATTTCGTTTCTGAGGGTGCTTGCGGATTCGCTTGGATAAACATTTCTCCAGCGAGAGGTGCTTTCGTGAATTATCTAAAGAGCATCAACGCTGGACACAAAGGTTATTACGGCGGTTATGAAGTTTGGGTTCGAGAGTTCGGACAGAGCATAACTCGCAAAGAGGCTTTTGCTGGAGCGTTCGCTAAGGTTCTAAATAGTTACGGAATCAGCGCGAGCGCTGGAAGTAGGTTGGACTAAGAATTCAGTCACCGACATCGACTCTCTTCCGTTGAGGACATGAGACCCGTCGGTGATTGAACAATCGCTCCACGAATCTCTTCTTAGGTTCGTGGGGCGTCACACATATCCGACTTTACCTTTCAAAGATATGTGTGTGCGGTATCCTTTACGCGGGTACCCAAGTTCGGTGGGGTTGATGCCAGTTGCGCGTCCGTCCTCTCTCTAGCGCGATGTAAGTGCGCCCCCACCGAGCGCCCCAAATATCCTTGACACTCATTCATCTTGATGATGTACCCTAAAACTAAGGTTCGCAAAACACCTTATTTTCAAAAGCGGTGTCAGTCCGATACTGACAACATAGAAGTGCCGAAGCCATCGGTAACAAAATGTCCGCTCCGACAATCGGAGGAATATGCGATTCTATGAAAAACTTCGTCAGCCCATTCCAGCCATCATTCTCGTTGCTGGAATCATCATTCTCAATCCATTCCATATCCCACCTGACCCAGTAGCAAAAGCGGAAGAGATTCCAGTAATCAAACCCGTTTACATTGACCGCACTCCTGAAGCGGCAAAAGATTTTGCTCAAAAGCGTTTAGACGCTTACGGTTGGGATACACCTGCTCAATGGCAATGCCTTGAGTCGCTGTGGACTAAAGAATCTAATTGGCGCCCTAATGCCTACAACAAAAAACCCGTTTATCAGAATGGAGAAAAACTTCATGCTGGTGGGATTCCTCAGATACTAGGGCTTGACCCCGATATAACTGTGGAGGCTCAGATTGAACGCGGTCTCATCTATATCGAAAGTCGCTACTCAAATCCATGCTCGGCGTGGCGCTTTTGGGAAAGAAATTTTTGGTACTAACCTTCCCGAATGGGAAATCAGGAAGAGCATAAAAAACCTTCAGTAATAGACGATGCGCTCGCCGAAATCGGGCGCATCGCCTTTATTGAACCTGCTATCTGTACAGGATGGGTTCTTGTATCAGAATGGATGGGCGAGGGCGATAAAGATTATTGGACGCTAACTCTCGCAGATGACCAAAATCCTGATTGGCGTCACCAAGGATTGATTCATCATGCCATCAAAACATGGGAGGACAACGATGATGTCGGACTCAAAGACAAACAGACCGATGAATGAAGAAGAGAGAAAAGATTTATTAGATAGATTGATTCGTGAGCGTTACGGCGATTGGGCGACACGCAAAGACACAATCAAAGATTCTGAGAAATAAAGCGATAAAATTTCAACATGGGTTTACCTGAGTTTGTTGATGTTGCTCCGTGCCGTTCTGCCGACCCTTGGTTATTTGACCAATATCAAATTGACCTAGCGCAACCAGCACTTTCGTATTGTTCTCGATGTAAGTTTTGGCAAGAGTGTGACTCTCTAGTTCAGCCTAAGACTAATCATTACGATGGAATTGTTGCTGGAAAAGTATGGCGAAATGGTCGCGTATTGGCTAAGTTAGATTCCTCTTCCCCCAATCGCCTAGTAGTCGGAGAGGAACCTGATGAAGATATTGATGCCATGGAATTTCGAGGGAGCGAGTTGTTGGGGGATAGATACGGATTTTTTCTTCCCCGAGAACCATGGGATAACGGAGGAGAACCGAGTAGCCAAGAAGATTTGTAACTCATGTAGGTGGAAGCAAGAATGTCTGACCTATGCGTTACATTATCGAGTGCTTGGAATTTGGGGCGGAACTTCCGAATCAGAGCGCAAGAGAATGAGAAGAAAACTAAATATCATCCCTAAACCGATTACGAATGAGAGGAATGTCGCATGACAGCAATATCAATCGCTGGCAATCTCGCTGGTGACCCTGAACTTAGATTTACTCCGAATGGCAAAGCCTGTGCCACCTTTACAGTCATCAGTTCTAAATCTACAAAGAAGCCCGATGGTACTTGGGAAAATACCGATGTCACTCCTTGGTCAATCAAGTGCTGGAACAAACTCGCTGAAAATGTTTGTGATTCTCTGAAGAAGGGAATGGGCGTAATCATCCAAGGCACCGCAGTTTGGGAATCTTGGGATGATAAAAACACGGGCGAGAAAAAAGGTCGCATGACCGTAACCGCTTTCAATGTTGGTGTGGATTTGAAGCGTCACATAGTCAATGTGGTTGATGTCCGACGCAATGGCGAGGGCGATATGGAAGTAGACCCATGGAGCGCCCCAACTTGGAAGAAGGAACCCGAGGTTCCCGAGTCGTTTCCTTTCTAACCCTGATATAGTATTATTAGGGTTGAAAAACTCTCGAAGGGAGTTGTAAATGGCTTGGACTGATTTTTTTGTGAAGGAATTACCTAGCGCAAAAACTGTTGTGTCACCTGATGGTCGTCCTTATATTTCGATGGAGATTGCTCCAAAGGAATATGTGGAAGTTCATCTGACCACCAGCGAATTTGAATTACCATTCAAAATTATCTTCAAGAGATTTGACCAACTTGGCGGATTGCTTGAAGAGCGCGAATACGCACAAGCAGGTACAAAAGATTTAGCGCGGAAGTTTGCCATAGAAACAGCAACTTTCCGATTGAACTCTTTTGAATTTGTACTCGACGGAGAATAAAAAGGCAAAAATCACCTAACGGTATAATCGACGGGTGTACGATAACCTTTCGCCGAATCGTGATGGTGTCGTCTCTGTGCTTGGGACTTTTGCTATCCAAACTCATGAATTATATTCGGAGTTGGTAAAGGCAGGATTCAACGAGCAACAGGCAATCAGTATCGTTGTTGGATTAGCCAATAAAGATAGAGAGTAGTCGAGAGGTATAGATGGCAGACAAACCAACACCCGACCTTACAGAACTTGGCTCTACGGGTTTACGCCGTTCAGGTGGAACCGTCTATGAAGAATTTCTTGTCAATCTCCGTGGAATTCGCGGAGCAAAAACTTATCGAGAAATGGCGGATAACGACCCGACCATTGGTTCGATGCTATTCGCAATCGAAAAAGTTATTACCCGTCTTGAGTGGCGTGTAGACCCTTACACCGATGGTTCTGAAGATGGAGAGATTACTTCAGAGGATAAAGAAGTCGCCGCGTTCGTAGAATCATGTTTGAACGATATGTCGGATTCATGGGATTCGACTTTATCTCAGATGCTTTCAATGTTGGTCTTTGGTTATTCATATCATGAAATTGTTTACAAAGTTCGTGGCGGAGATGTAAGAGACCCACAAAAGAATTCAAAATATAACGATAACCGTATCGGCTGGCGCAAAATGCCTATTCGCGCTCAGGAAACTTTGTTCCGTTGGGTCATGGATGATGACGGTGGAATTCAAGGATTGATTCAGGTAGACCCTTCAACGGGCGGAACTCACATGATTCCGATTGAAAAGGCTCTGCTATTCCGTACAACAACTCAAAAGAATAACCCTGAAGGTCGTTCGATTCTTCGTAATGCGTATCGCCCTTGGTTTTTCAAGCGCCGTATCGAAGAGATTGAAGCAATCGGTATTGAGCGTGACCTTGCTGGTCTACCTGTTGCCTATGTGCCACCTGAGTTTCTATCTTCAACAGCAACCGCTGAACAAGCATCAGTTCTCGCATCAATTCAAAACATTGTTACCTCTATCAAGCGTAACGAGCAAGAAGGAATCGTCATGCCTTCAATGTATGACGACCAAGGACACAAAGTATTTGATTTAGTTCTTTTATCTTCAGGTGGTTCTCGTCAGTTCGATACAGACAAGATTATCCAGCGCTATGACCAAAGAATCTCGATGTCGATTCTTTCGGACTTTATTCTTCTTGGTTCTGACCGTGTTGGTTCTTATGCCCTTGGAACTTCCAAGATGGATTTGTGGTCAATGGCTGTTGATTCAATCGCCAAGAACATTGCTGAGGTAATGAATCAGTATGCGATTCCACGCCTTCTCAAACTCAACGGAATGAATCCATCCCGCGCTCCATTCCTAACCTATGGCGAAGTAAGCCATGTTGATTTGAATGAAATCTCTGCCTTCGTTGCGAACTTGGCTTCGGCTGGCGTTCTTGTTCCTGACCCTAAGTTGGAAGAGTATCTCCGCGAACTTGCTGGACTTCCACCTGCCGAACATGATGGACAGAATTTTGGTATGCCTCCGATGCCCGAGGGTGCTGGAGTTCCTCCGATGCCTGAAGAGCCTCAAGGCGCAGGTGAAGAAGAATTACCTCCACCTCCACCGACACCTGAAGGATTGAATCCGAATCTCCCTGAAGTTGGTTAGAGATGCCATTTCGTTTTGCGAAAGCGGAAAGACCACGGCGGATTCCTCTAAGTCCTGAAGAGCAAGCCCTTGCCCGTACTCTTTATGAATCAATTCAAAGAGCAACAGACAAAATATCAATGAGGCAACTGGAGCGCTTGCTCCGTAATCTTGACCCGCAAACTTTAGAGCGCTTGGTTAGTGCTATCACTATTGCTAATCAAAAAAGAATTCAAGAAGCATTATTAGCCTCGATTGATATTGGTGGCAATAAAGCGATTGAACAGATTCAAGATATTGCTCCCAAGTTAGCCCTTCCAGCCTTCACACCAAGTAAAGTAAAAATAACTAACAAGAAGCCTATGGCTAACATGGAGTTCACACAGGTTCCTATGTGGGCGCAATCTCGACGACCTAAAGTAGATTTCAAGATGTCTTTCAATAAGACTAATCCAAACTCTTTAGCCTTTGCCGAGCGCCGTGCTGGAGAACTTGTAGTTGCTATTGATAACTTGAGCCGTATCGCAATTCGTCAAACAATTATTGATGCCTTCAATGAACAGTTAGATTACAGAGCAACAGCCAAGAGAATCAAGAATGTTGTGGGACTTCACCCTCAATGGGCTAAAGCAGTTACAAAATTTGAACGAGATGAATTCGCTCGTCTAGTTCGTAGCGGATTGAAAGAAGAGACGGCTCGCGCTCGCGCTATGGAACGAGCATCACGATATTCAGATTCTCTCAAGAGTAAACGAGCCACCATGATTGCTCGTACAGAGATTCAAATTGCTCAGAATGAGGGACGCTATGAGGGATGGAAGCAAGCGGCTGAAGAAGGATTCGTAGACCCTGAAGCACAAAAGATGTGGGTTACTGCTCCCGATGAAAGAACTTGCGATATATGCGCTCCGCTAGATGGAGAACTTGTTCCTTGGAATGGCACATTCTCAATCGGACTTGAGGCACCAATCGTTCATCCTAATTGCCGTTGTACCATGGTTATTATCCCACCTGAGAGGCGTTCATGAGCATTACTATCGCGCTTCCTATCGGATTCAAACCAGTCATCAAACACGGCGAGCATGACCAATCTAGCCATGGCGCTTGGGCTACTGGAAACTTTGATG